CCTTCTTGATACCAATCGTCTAAAGGTAATATTTCGAATACGTCTTTATCTACGCCTACGCAAGTTGCATTAAACTCTTTTAAAACACCACTAAAGAAATCTGAAACTTTAATATCAGGCAAAGTATTATTTAAACTTACGTTTCCTGTTAATACCGTTGGCACGGTGCTTACTTGAGCGTAATTAGTTAAACCATTTACACCTTGTATTTGATACGTTATTAATAACTCAACGGTCATATTATCCGTTGCCTTTAACTTAAATGTTAATGTAGTGTCTAATCCTGCTGTATTTATTATTTGAATAAACCCTATAACTCCATTGCTATCGCCAGTAAATGTTTGATAGTAATTACCATCTTGATACGCTTCTATGTAGAAAGTTCCTGCAACTGAAACGCTTAAAACATCAAAAGTTATTACGTGTGCAACTGCTCCAACTGCTTGAATAATATTTATTTTGTCTTCATAAATATCAATGTAAGCTAAATCGCCTGGATTAGGTAAGTTAGGGTCTTCAATTATTGGGCTACCTACAATTTGGTCTAATAGAATATCCGATATTTCGGTAAAGTATTGATATTCGATTGAGTTTTTACCATACAAAAACACGTTTGTAAATCTCGGGTCTGTTAAAAATGTACCCGTAAATGTTATTCCATATTGCGATTCAATTGCTTCAAATAACTTACTTACTTTAACTGCAGGAAACAACTCCTCGAAACTTATTGCGTGTGATGTGTTTGTTACGTCTTCTCCTGCGTGTTGATACGTCCAAAGCCTATTACTTGCTATTAAAGGGTAACGAACATCGTAATCAGTTGCTAAATCCGTTATTCTATCGTAAATATTAGCTGCAGTAAATTGAAACTCTAAAGAACTTAAATCTAATTGATTTAATTTGTCTTCTCCAAAGGCATCTTTTAATGTTCTTATTTCTCCGTAAAACGTTAACTGATAGTTTTCAGGTAACCCGTCTTTTATATTCGCCTTTTCAATCTGTATTTTACCACGTCTAAACGTCGTTAAATCAATTTCAATGATAGCAGAACGTCTTATATTATGGTCAATAGTAGAATCTACATCCGATTGGTAAAAGTGCTGAAATATCTCGTTATTTACAGTTGAAGCAGGAACGGTAAACGATTGAGAAAAGTCGGTAAATACTTTTGATATGTCTGAAATATTTTGAACGCTTGAAGTAATCTGAATTTGTTCATCGTTAAATAATTCAATTCTATTACCTTCAATATATACTTGAACTTGTCTCATATTACATTGTTTATTCCATTAAATGCAAACTCAAATTCTAATTGGTAGTTAATTGTTTTGTTATTTATGGATTTAAATAATTCAGTTGATTTTGTATTTAGTTTTACAGGTAAGCTATTTATAAGAATCCTTTCACTTGCCATAAGTTGTTTAAGCAATTCTTTGTAGTCTTCTTTAACCCAATCCGTGTTTACCTTGATTGTTTTTTTAACCGTTGTATTAAATACTTTTCTTTGACCTTCTAAAGTGCTATAATTAGTTATTGAAGATTGCATTAAATTGTATTCCGAGTTTTCAAAAGCATAGGTATCATTTGACGTAGCATAAAACCACGTTCTTTGCCAAGCCCCATACTTATTTACAAAGTCACATAAAACGGCATCGTATTTACAATTCTGTTTAGGAACAAGATAAGCCGTCCATATTGTTATATTTGAATTATCTAATATTTCTAATTTATTACCGTCAGCATAATAATTTGCGTAAACTCTTGGAACGTTTGTAAATCTATCGTTAGTTAAGTTTTGAGTAAACGTTGCTCCCGTGTTTAAATTAGTATATTTAGCTTTATATCCAGTTAGTGCGTAAACGGTAACATAACCTGCTCTTCTGCTTAATGTTGTACTTGGGTTAGTTCCATCATAGTAATAATTAAACGTTCCTTGTTCGTGTAAAATATCATAAAATAAATTAGGGTTAGTTCCCTCTTCATAATAGCCATAACCATCGTATGCTTTTTGAGTTGTTGTATTAAGCAAAGTATAAACACCTCCGTCTAATTTGTATCTTTTATAAATTACATTACACCATTGCTCATTTGTTGCTGCAGGGTAAGTATTATAAATCTCTGCTCTTGTGTTAAATGATATAAATTCACGGATGTAAGGTGAAATATTATAATACGTGTTTACGTTGTTTGCTGCAGGTATTAATTTAGATAAAGTATATGAAGGGTTTGCAGGTGCTGCTCCCGTGCCATTCCATAAAAACAATTCTACTTTAGAACCCTCTTGTCCTGTTTCTGAAATTTCTACAATAAAGGGTGAACGTGCGGCAAGTTTTTAAACGCTGCTTCAAATGGTTTAGTAAAAAATAAACTTGGTTTTATACCCTTCTCAAATATAGAACGAGCAATTGCGAAGTTTAATCCTTTTCGTGTTTTAAATTGACCGCCTGACTTTCTTGGTGCAATACCCCTACGAATACTCCATTTATCAAAAGCACTCGGTGGTGGCATCTTATTCGTGTATTTAAATGGCGTATCATATTTATTTTTAGTTCCTGAAACACCTTTATCTTGATAAAATCCGTACTCCTCCATATCAAAGTAAATACCTATTGAATTAGGAAAAGCCTTTGATTCGCCTTTAATTGAATTGTAAAGTTTCTTAGAAGCGTTTTTACCGTAGGTTGTTAAGTTTCTTTTGGCTTGACTAACTACGTGCTGAATAAATCGTTTTAATGTTTCTTCTCGATTATTCATTACATATCGTCATTTCGTTGCCTATTAAATAATCAAACGTCATTGTCCAACCTGCTAAATTGTTTTCAAAACGTTCTATAAATGGCTCACAAGTTGGGTTACCATCAATGATTCCTAAATTGGTAAAGAAGTTACCACGAACTAATTTATCATAAACACGATTCAACATTGTTATCTGAGTATTTAATACATCTTGCTCGTTGTCATTGCCTATAAAAATATCCGTTGTTTCGTCTTTTGATATATCCACTACATCCATAGCAATAATAGAAATATTATAACGAATAACATTATTTTCAAACGTTGCGTTGTTTACCATAATATGAGCCAAAGGAAACAAAGTCTGCTTAGATAAATCAACTTGAAAGATATCACCTTCGGTAACTGTAGTAACTAAATTAGTTGCTTCTAATTCAGATTTTAAAATGTTTAATATTCCGTAATAACTCATATCTATTTTTTTAGTTGTCTATTTAATTCACGTTGTTCAATCTCTGTTCGTTGCTTTTCGAAAGTAAGGTAGGTAAGTGCTTTTGTAAGTGGAAGTCTGGTAACTTCATCAAACTTTGTGATGTCTCCTTTAGCTGCTGCATATATGCTTTGATACCAACCCCATTGCTTTGTAAATTGAGTTCTTTCGCTATAATCGTTGACATCTCCTTGCTCTTCTGAATCTCCGTCTCCAAATAATGAAGCGTAGCCTTTAATAACTCGTTCTCTAAATTGTAAAAAAAAACCTTTGCAGAAAGTGCTATATCTAAAGGAGCAAATTCCATAATCTCGGAATAGTTTATAGTAGAAACATAAGGCTCTATTTTATACTTGTCTCCGTGTTTTTCTACTATTGGACGATACATTACCGCCATTGCTTTATGAAACGTGCTTAAATCGCTTATATTCGCCTCAAGGTCTATGTATTCACCCCAAGTCATATTCTCTAAATTAGGAATAAAACCAAATTCAGTTCCTGAAATAGAAAATCTATTTTTAAATTCCGTCTTTTGCTGAAACATTGTAGCAAAATGTACGCTTAACGCTTCAACTTCTTTAAATGGAATCTTAACTACGTCTTTTAGTTCAATACCACAAAAACATTGAATCATTTTTTCAGCTAAAAACACATCATCATTTGTCTTTTGTGCTACTGCTAAAAACTTTTGATAGTGCGTTAAAGGTATCTCACTAAGTTTTGTTGGAACGATTAATTCTAACTTCATATTATTTAAACGTTTTATTTTGATTATTGTAGTACACGGCAACTGCATACGCCTCACCAAGTAAGATTAAATGCTTTCTTATACTTTGAGCATCATTAAAAACTATCTTTACACGTTTACCCGTCCGAATATACACGTAATGCTCAACTTCTCGGGTCATTATCGGTGTGTCATCTGTCATTAACGTATATTATATGTGCCGTAATTTTTCTTTAATCCTAACGTTTCCATTTCGTGGTAACGTAAAGCATCAATAGCGTGGTTATTCGTGTCAATAGGTTTATTTAATCGTGTTCCTGCTTTATCTACGTCCCAACAATAAGCCCTTAACTCTTTGATTAAATTAACGCTATTTGACGTAACTAAATATTCCTGTTGTTGCATAACATCAATTCCGTAGTTTATTGAGTCCTTGCCTTTGGTAACACCTTTAATCGTCTTTCCATAGCGTTTTATTTCGTCTATTGACTTAGGTTCTGAACTATCTGCATAAATAACTACGTTGCTCGGCAGGATTTTAGCTATGTCGCTGTTTAACATTCCTGTTCGATATACAAGTTCATTGAGTATCCGTGTTCCGTTATAATTGTAAATCTCAATTGCTGCCGTAGGGTCATTTGTATAACCAAAGTCTAATCCAATTCCTATCAATTTAGCTTCGGTAGGTAATTTATCAATAGACTTCCAATTCGAGAATATAACACCCTCTAACATTCCTATTTCACCATCAAGATAAACACGACACCAATTCGCCCAGTAAGAGCTTGTTTCTGCTTTTAAACGATTCTTTTCTAATTGGTCAATAATTGACTTGTCAAGAGCTTCATTGTCTTTGTATGTTAAGATAAGAAAGTCTGCGTCTGATTCGCCTTTTAGTTCCTTATGCACCCAAAATTCATTGGCAGGGTTGAAGTCTAAGTATATCTCTTTCTTTGTACGTATGGCTAATTCGTTGTATGATTCAAAGGTTACGTTATTACACTCGTTTATGTAGAGAATATCACGCCTTGCACCTCGTAATTTAGAGCTGTCATCAGCACTGAAAAATTCTAAATAGCTCCCGTTTTTAAAAGTGTAGGTTAATAACGATTTGTTAAATTGGTCATCGTTGTATCTGTTTGTCCATTTAAGGATTTTAATGCAGTCTTTCAATGCTCCTCTACGTAAGTGAGGTATTGTTTCTGCAACTATACTTATTTCCGTGTTTGCGTATTTTATAGCTTTGTCAATTAATACTGCTAAAATAGAATACGTTTTCGAAGCCGACGAACCACCTTGAATAATCTTTGTTCGCTTTTTTAAACTCAGTATCTTATTCGTTGCTGTCGTTCTCTTGAACATCGGGAAATAAAGGTTGTTCGATTATTGTTTGTTCTACTTGCTGAATAGGTGCGCCGTATCCACTATCCATAAGTGCTTTATATGCATTTACATCACCCTCACGTGCTTTTTTGATTAGTGCCAAAGTCATTAAATCTTCTTGGCTCATTGTTTCGCTTTCACCTGTTAAAGGGTTCTTTAAGTTTTGGTTTACCTCTAACCAATAACGTGCTATTGTGCTTCTGTTCTTTGCTCCTTTCGGTCTTCCGTTAGGATTTCCGCTTTCGCCTTTTTTAAATTCGTGTTTCTTTATATCTTCTGCACTCATTGTTATGCTGTTTTTGTGCTGTTATTTGAGCGCAAGGGTAGTACCGCCCTCCTTCTTTCGGCTGGAATGCCGAACGCATTACTTTTATGCTTCTTGCGCTTGTTGTCTTTCTTGCAAAGTTATCTTTTTTCCTTTATACATTCCTGCTCCTAATTCATCTATTTTTGAAAAGGGTAAAATAGGAACTGTTATTTTGCAAGTTTTGTCTATTAGGTAAATGTAGCGGAGTTGAAAACCATTTAAAGCAGTTCCCCCGTTATCCTCAATCAGTTTTGATATACTTACATTTCGTGTTCCGTATTTTTGTAAAACAAAATGTGCGATTCTTCCACCAACTCCACCTTGTATAGCTATTCTATGTGCCACTTCCTCATTCCATCCTAAATTTTTAGGTGTTTTCCATAAATCATTTTTACTTTCTCTAATAGCCGTTAAATAAAATCCACTTGCTCTATATATAGCACCATCACCGCATTGAGTAGCATCAGAAAAAGATATTATCCATTTTATATGTGGTGTATTTTTTTTTATCATTTTTACGGCAATAGAAAAACATCTACTTTCTGAATTTTTAGGTAAATATTCATTAAACGCCATTCTATTTAGTTCAAGATATTCAGTCCATAATACGGGTTTATCATCTTTTGTATGTACTAAATTTAATAATTTCTTTCTATCAATCGGATTTCCAAAACTCATTACACCGTGTAATTTATCATCTAAAAAACACCCAAAATGTAATAATGAACTTGTCGCAAATTTTCCTGAATAGTGATTTTTCTTTACAAACTCATTTGCAATCTTTGCTGGAATTACCTTAACAATTATTTCCTTTGCTCTGCCCATTGCATTATGATTAAATAAAGTGCATTTCCATTCGTGTTTTCGTTGCCCATTGTTTCGCAGTATTTATATTCTTTAGTTTCTTTTATATCTGCTATTGCGTTCTTTATTTGCTCCGCTTGTTCATCAGCAAGGGTAAAAGTCATTTGTTGAAAAGGTGCTTTGTCGCCATCGGGTAAACTAAATTCAGTTCCTAATTCATCAGCGTTTAAATCAAACCCAATTACATCTAATCCCCAATCGTCTAACTTTTCGGCATCCCATTCATTTGCTAAACTATCCCAATCCCATTCACCAAAACCTACGTTATCTTTAATTAAGAATTCGTGTTTTTGTTCTTCCGTCCATTCGTCTGCTATAATAACGGGTATTTCTTTAAATTTTAACTCATTTAACGCTTTTAAGCGCATATTACCACCTAATACGCAGTATTTACCATCTACGTCTGTAAAAACGATTAGAGGGCGTTTATTTAGCATATCAGGAAACTCCTGAATAGACTTAACTAACTTTTGGAATTTTCCGTCTTTTATTACTCTTGGGTTTTTTGGGTTCGGTTTTACGTCCGATATTTGCACTAACTTCATTTTAATTTGGGTTATAATAATATTCTTTGAATTCGTCTTTTGATACGGGATGGAATTCTAAAAACTCCTTTTCATAATCAATAAATATACAATAGTTTATTTCACTTACTGTCATAATTAACCTTATTGCGTTCCATTCGTGTTTATGCTTGTTTGGATTCATAAATACTATGTAGTAATCGCTTGTTAAAAAGACACTATTCGCCACGTATTTCTTTAAGTTTATTTTGAGCCCATTCAATACCTGCTTGACCTCCCCAAGCATCAACCATTAAACCACCACAACC